CTAGGGGGAAAGCGCGGGCGCACTTTATCTGGAAGACCCGCGTTTTCCGATGAACACGATGCACGTCCCGTCGTTGCGCGCGCTGGGTGCCGACGGGAAGCCGCAATCGAGCCAGTTAGAATTGACCGCGCGGGCGGGCGATCTGATCGTGTTCCCGGCATGGCTGCGCCACGGGGTGCGGGTGCACAAGGGCAGCGGCGAGCGGATATCGGTGGCGCTCAACATCGATGTGCGGGCCAGACGACCAGCTTCGCGCGAATGTCCATAAACCGCGAACCAAATACGCACTTTATGCTTGACAGCGTAACGCTCTTCTGGCACAAAAAGGAACGCTGAAGAATTGCGAGTCGGGCGGGGGTAGGCCCCCAGCGCAATCATCACTGCCTCCATGAAGGCATGAGAGATCGGAGCCTTGGAAATGAAATGGTTCGGCAGGAAATCTGCTGGGCGCGACGTGTCGCGTCCGGCGTTGGCGCGCGGGTTCAGTTGGGGATGGGCGCGGACCGAGGCACCTGCGACATACGAAGCGCAGGTAAGAGCCGCATATTTGATCAACCCCGTGGCTCAGCGGGCGGTGCGGCTCGTGACCGACGGCGTGGGGAACGCGCCGCTACAGACATCGAACGAGGCAATGCTCGCGCTCGTGACGGCGCGAACGGGCGGGCAATCGCTCACGGAAACGATCGCGCTGCATCTGCTGTTGCACGGCAATGCGTTTGTTCGGGTGAGCAGCGATGCCTTGTTCGCGCTGCGGCCTGAGCGTGTGACGGTGGAGACCGATGCGCGGGGATGGCCGGTGGCGTATCTGTACCGGGCAGGAGAGGCCGTCATGCGCCTGCTGGCCGAGGATGCGACCGGCGCGCCCGCGGTGATCCATATCAAGAACACGCATCCGCTCGACGACCATTACGGGCTTGGCTGCATGGGCGCCGCGGCGGGCGCGGTGGCGATCCATAATGCGGCGACGGCGTGGAACCGCTCATTGCTCGACAATGCGGCGCGCCCTTCGGGCGCCCTCGTCTATGATCCCGGCGATGGTGCGACGCTTTCGCCTGAGCAATTCGATCGGCTGCGCGGCGAAATCGCCGAGCAATTCGCCGGGACGGCGAATGCCGGGCGCCCTCTGCTACTCGACGGAGGACTGAAATGGCAGGCGCTGTCGCTTACACCCGCCGACATGGATTTCGGCGCGATGAAAGCGGCGGCCGCGCGCGACATCGCGCTGGCGTTCGGGGTGCCGCCGATGCTGATGGGGTTGCCGGGCGATGCGACCTACGCGAACTATCGTGAAGCCAATAAGGCTTTGTGGCGGCTTACGATTTTGCCGCTCGCGGGGCAGGTGCTCGATGCTTTGGCCGACGGGCTGAGAGCGCGCTTTCCGGATATTTCGCTGCGGGTCGATTACGACCGGGTGCCGGCGCTGAGCGAGGATCGCGAGCGGCTGTGGCGAAGCGTGAGTGCTGCAGATTTTCTAAGTGCCGAGGAAAAGCGGGCGATGGTGGGGCTCTCATAACGCGCCCCGCCATGCCCTCACCCGCTCGGCTGGGGCCGAGTCGACCTCTCCCCGAGGGGAGAGGTGGTTTTTTGGAGTGACGGATATGAGCGACGATACGATGTTAACGGCGCATCTTCTGGCGCAGGCGCAGGGCGGCGCGAGCGATCTTGTAACGCTCCGCGCCCTGGTGGAAGAAGCGAGCGAGATGGGCGCGCGCCGCGCACTGGCCAGACTTGGGCTGGCGGACGAGAACGCACGCGATGACGTGACCGAGCTGCGCACGCTCCTGAAAGCGTGGCGCGACGCGAAAAGCACCGCGTGGAAAGCAGCGGTGGGCTGGGCCGCCCGGGGCGCGCTGGCGCTCCTGCTGATCGGTCTGGCCGTGAAACTTGGGCTCGGCGGGATGATCGTGAAGTGAGATTCGCGGGCTATGCGGCGGTGTTTGATCGGGTCGATCGTGGGGGCGACGTGATCCGCAGAGGCGCGTTTGCCGGTGCTGGTCCGCCCGTGCCGATCCTTTGGCAACATGATCCGCAGCAACGGATCGGCGAAGCCGAGCTAATCGCCGAGGATGAAAAAGGCTTGCGCGTTGTCGGGCGGATCGAAGGGCCGGTGACGCGGGGGACGGGCTTATCATTCGGATACCGGATTCGGCAATCGAGCATTGGAACATATCGTGAACTTATCCAGCTCGACCTGATTGAGGTGAGCTTGGTTCGACAGCCCATGCAGCCGCTCGCGCGGGTGCATGCGGTGGACAATTCAACAGGAGAATGACGATGGATTATGAAGTGAAAGCCGACGGTCTCGAAGAAAGTTTCGACGCGGTGGTGATGCCAACCGAGCGCCCCGTTCTGGCCGCGAATATTGCCGAAGAGCCGACAGGGAAGGCATTTGGCGCGTTTCTGCGCACCGGGGCGGCCTCTGTTGAAATGAAGAGCTTTTCGGGCGCGGTGAACGCCGACGGCGGGTTCGCCGTGCCGCGCGAGATCGATGACAAGATCGATGCGACGCTGAAGGCAATCTCACCGATCCGCCGCATCGCCAATGTGGTTCGCGTGGGGTCTGCGGGGTATCGCAAGCTCGTGACGCAAAATGGCGTTGCTTCGGGCTGGGCGGGTGAGACCGCGGCACGGCCCGAGACCGGAACGCCGGTGTTCAACGAAATCGTGCCACCGATGGGCGATCTCTATGCCAATCCGGCGGCATCGCAGTTCATGCTCGACGACGCGGCGTTCGACGTCGAAAGCTGGCTGTCACAGGAAATCGCGACCGAATTTGCGCGGGCCGAAGGGGCGGCGTTCGTCAGCGGATCGGGCACCAATCGCCCCAAGGGCTTTCTGACCGCACCGATCGCGGCGACGGCCGACGGCGTTCGCCCGTTCGGCACGCTCCAATATCTGCCGTCGGGCGCGGCGGGTGCGTTTGCGGGGACCACGCCTGCGGACAGGCTCGTCGACCTCGTCCAGTCGTTGCGGCCGCCGTATCGCCAGGGTGCCGTCTGGGTGATGAACTCGAAAACGCTGGCAACGGTGCGGAAGTTCAAGACGACCGACGGGGCGTTCCTGTGGCAGCCATCCTTGGTGCTGGCGAATGCGGATATGTTGCTGGGCTATCCGGTGATCGAAGCCGAGGACATGCCCGACATCGGCACCGACAGCCTTTCGATCGCGTTCGGTAATTTCCAGGCCGGTTACCTGATCGTCGAGCGGGCGGAGACGGCGATCCTGCGCGATCCCTATTCGAGCAAGCCCTTCGTCTATTTCTACGCGACGAAGCGCGTGGGCGGGACGGTGAGCAATAGCGAAGCGATCAAGCTGATGAAGTTTGCCGCGAGCTGAAGGTGGGCTGGAGGTTTGGAGGGGGCGGTGGTCACTGCCGACCCCTCACCCACTCGCCGTTGACGAGTCGACCGCTCCGCGAGGGGCGAGGTGGAGATAAGCCATGTACGTGTTCCAACGCGGCGAGACCGTGTCGCTCGCACTTGCGGTGGTTTCGGGTGATCCTGGAATCGTGACATCGGTCACGGCGGCGCTCAAGCCGGTGACACCCGGGCGTTCGTCACCCGATCCGGCCGTTCCTGTCGTGGCGAGTTTTGGTGTGATTTTTGAAGCGGCGGCGGGTGATGCGCCGGCCCGCTGGCTGCTGACACTTTCGCCGTTGATCAGCGCGTCCTTGGCGGCGGGAAGCTATCTGGCCGACGCGAGGCTCGTCGTCGGTGGCGGGATCTGCATCACCGAAACGGTTGCGCTGACTTTGCGCGATGCGGTGACGTCATGACCCTGGTGCTCGAATGGCGCACTGAAGCGGCGGTCGAAACCGGTTGGCTGGCCCCCGTATCAGGCGCGGTAGTACCCGCCGCGATCATCGGCCCGCCGGGGCGCGATGGTGCCACGTCTTACGAACATGTTCAGGCGATCGCATCGCTCAACTGGACGGTGAACCACAATCTGGGGCGCTGGCCCGCCGCGGTGACCGTGGTCACGACGGGCGGCGTCGAGGTGACATGCGCCGTCACGCACGATTCGATCAGCCAAACGACGATCAGTTTTGCGCAGCCTTTGGCTGGGCGCGCGCGCATCATTTGAAAGGTAACTCATGAGCCGACAAATCTTATCCGATCTCGATTTCAACAGCGTCGCGCGGGTGATCAATCTGCCCGATCCGACACTTGCGCAGCACGCCGCGACAAAGGCTTATGTCGACAGCGCCGTGGAAGGGCTTGCCTGGAAAGACAGCTGCCGCGTCTCGACGACCGCGAACATCAACCTCGCGTCGCCAGGGGCCACGATCGACGGGATTACGATGGCAACCGGGGATCGCGTTCTCGTGGGCGCGCAAACGACGGCGAGCGACAACGGGATTTATGTGTGGAACGGCGCCGCAACCGTCATGGCGCGCGCACTCGATGCGAGCACCGCGCTCGAACTCGAGCAGGCGGTGACGACGATCGAGGAGGGGACCAATGCCGGTTCGAGCTATCGGCAGACAGCGGTGAACTTCACGCTCGGTTCGGCTGCTGTCGCTTGGACGACGTTCGGGACGGGTGCCACGGCAGCGAGTACGGGGACGTCAGGAATCGCGGCTCTGGCAACGCAGAGCGAGGTCGATGCGGGCAGCGTGACGAACAAGATCGTCACGCCTGCGACGCTCGCGACTTGGACCGGTCGATTGCGAAAGACAGTGCAAACGATTGGTGACGGCTCGGCCACGCAGTTCACCGTGACGCACAATCTGAATTCGCTTGCGGTCCAGGTTGAAGTCTATCGCAATTCGGGAAGCGCTGACACGGTGCTGTGCGATATCGAGCGCACTGGCGCGAACGCGGTGCGCCTCACGTTTGCAAGCGCGCCGACGGCGAGCCAGTTTGTCTGCGTGGTCATCGGCTGATGGGGGCCATCCTCTCCCCACAGGACTTCGCTGGCAGCATCGGCGCTGCGCCTGCGGCTGGTTCGGTCCGCGTGGGCGATCGATCACTGGCCGGTGCCGACTTCCTCGCAATGCGCGCCGCACAGGGCATCGAGCGTCTGGTGCAGCCGCACCTCGGGCGCACGAGCATCGCGGCCTATCTCGGGACTGCCGCCAACGCGGTCAGCGCCATTGGCGTCGCAGCGCCGACGGCTTCAGGCGGTGCTGCGCGCGCCCCCAATTCCAACTCGGCGGCGTCGCGGTCCAAGCGTACCGGCTTTACCTCGGCGGCGACGGCGGGCGCACTGTCCTCATGCTACAGCGCGACCGGTCTGGTGGCGCTTGGCAATGGCACAGGGCTGGGCGGCTTCCTCGCGATCTTCCGCTTTGTGCCGAGCGATGCCACGACCGTTTCGGGTGCGCGCGGGTTCATTGGTTTGTCGTCCACCACCGCCGCGCCGACCAATGCCGAGCCGAGCGGGTTGCTGAACCAGATCGGGCTCGCGCAGATTTCGACGAGCGCCAACCTGCAGATCGTGTTCGGTGGATCGGCCGCACAGGCCGCGATCGATCTGGGCGCGAACTTCCCCGCGGGCGGGCTTTCGACCGATCTCTACGAGCTGATCCTGTTCAGCGATCCGCTCGACAACAGCCGCGTCGGCTACCGCGTCGAGCGGCTGAACACCGGGAACGTCGCCGAAGGGTTTCTGACCAACACCACGCCCGGAACCACGCTGCCAGCGAGCGCCACGATGCTGGCGATGCGGATGTGGCGGACAAACAACGCGACGGCGCTCGCGGTCGGGTTCGACCTCGTGAGCGCGGTTGCGGTCACCGATTTCTAGCAGGAGGCAGAAATGCTCGAACGGGGGACGATGCCGGCGATGGCCGAGGCGATCGACGCGGCGAAGGACTATCTGCGGCTCGACACGAGCAACGACGACGCAATGATCGCCGGCCTGGTGACTGGTGCGCTGGAACGATGTGAAGCTGAAATCGGCGAGGTGCTTATTGCTCGCTCAATGCGCGAAGTGCTGCCAGCACAGGCGGCGTGGCGCTGGCTCGGCGCGGGACCGGTGCGCAGCATTATTGCCGTGAACGCGCTGGCTCAGGATGGTAGCGAAGTTACTCTGGCGACGAGCGACTTCGAGATCGAGCTCGACAGCGAAGCGCGTGGGCGCGTGCGGCTCCGGACGCTGCCGCCGACGTCGCGCGTG